GTTCACCATTCTTGTCGTACTCAGGGCCATCATTGCCACTCATACGAGCCAAGAAACTTGCCCTGCGAGGGTTATCCCCCGACTTGACTGGAGGCTTCAAATTACCACCAGTTTCTGCATTATAAGATGATCTCCCCTTGGCATTCAAGCCGCCTTTAGGGTTTTGACCAGCCTTTGTTTGCCAAGTTGGAGATTTCATTTACTTCACCTTTTTAGACTTCTTTGCAGTCTTTGCCGCTTGTTTAAAGTCAGCAGCAGTAGGTGCGGCTTTAGAGCCAACCTTGTTCATCTTCTCGCCAGAACCAGCCTTGATTCGGGCTTGTTTGGCATGAATGTTGGCGTAGAGTCCTGGCTTCATTTCATCTTCTTTTTGGGCTTGGATTTGCCAGCTTCACTCAAAGCAATGGCAATAGCCTGTTTCTGAGACTTAACAACAGGGCCACTCTTACCACCAGAGTGCAATTCACCCTTGCCGTACTCTGTCATTACCTTGCTAATCTTCTTTTGAGCCTTGGTTTTCATACCAACTCCGTTACAGAAACTGTTGATGAAGTGACAGTAGCATCCTTAATAACCGCAATCTTTTGTCCAGGGGTTACCTTAATAATCTCAATTGAGTTATTGGGCATCATTGGTGAAGTTGTCAGGTTTGCGGTTGGGGCAGAACCGAGCTGATAGTGGCAATGACCCAAAGAGCAAGCAATACGAACCATAGTGGTATTAGCACCAAAAGCCGTAGATGCAACGCTTGAGTTAGTCACTGAGAAAACTTGGGTTGTGCCAATGGCGGCAACACCATAAGCAACTTGATTAGGGTCGAGTTGGAAAGTAGACATTATTTACCTCTTGAAGATTTTTTCATCATGTTTGTAGCGGTACGAGCGCCACGCATAGGCATTGGCATAGACTTTTTAGGCTTACCAATAGCAATCATGACTGTTACAGGAACACCCTTTTTAGGGGTTTTGGGAGACTTAGAAGATGTTTTCATTTCCATATCCGATCTGCAATAAAAGTAACCAAACCACCGCCAAAGGATGCCAAGGACATCCCAACCCAAAGACCACCTTTAGACTTGTTTGCCATTTCCAAAAGCGTTTTCACATCTGTACTCAGAATGTGCATTTCTTTTTGTAAAGCCTCAACTTGAGCCTCTAACTTGCCAAAATCTCTTGCGTCAATATCAGACATTTACAACCTTTCGGGGTCTACCCATACGTTTAATAGTGGGGATGACAGGCGCACGAAATGCGGTATCTGTACGCACAGAATCATGAGACTCTATGGTTACTTCTGGCTCATCTACCCTTACATAACCCTGATGACCCTTCATGGAGTCAATGTCATGTTGCAGGTTAAGAGTCACGGTGTTACCTGACTGAAGACAACGAAAAGTAGCCATAAAACCCCTTAAATGAGAAAGAGGGGACTAGCCCCCCTTCCATTAGTTTACAGGACGACCAACAATAAGTTGCAATGTTGTAGAAGCTAAGTCCACAGAACCTGCTGTTGGGTTGTAGGTCACGATAGTCACAGTGTTAGCGGCTGAAACATAGGCTCGGCGAACCAAACCAGCTTCACTGACACCAATTGACATACCAATCACCATGTCGCCCAAAGCCACGCCTGGAACGGTTACTGTGTCTGTAGCTGTAGCAGTGGTAGCAACTGATGCGCTATCCAAAGTACAAGAAACATCCCATGTATCTGTAAACAGACCACGGAACTGATCGTTTCCACGGCGGGAAACTACTGCTGTTGCTGCTGCCATTTTGATTTCTCCTAATTAAGTTAAAAAAGTCCCCCCACCACTAGGGCAGGGGGCGCAACTGCAATTAGGCTGGAACTGCCAAAGCAAACATGGAAGAAGACTTAGCACCGCCAACAGAAGCGGCACTACGCAAGGCGGCAACACCGTACAAAGTGTCAGAAGTAAACAGAGTAGCCAAATACTCTTGTTTGTACTGAACTTGTGAACGGACACCAACTTGCTCAACCAGAACCATAGCGTCTTTGTGACCCATCAAGCACACACGGGCAGCACCAGAACCAGAAGTGGTATCAGCATTGCTAGAAGTGAACACAGGGATGCCATACAGGTTGCCGATTTCGCCTGTGCGGATAGCATCGCCAGTACCGACAAATGCTTGTTCGGTGTAACGAGCCAAGCCCATCAGGGTGTTACGGCTTGATGGAGGGATGAGGAAGAAACGATTGTCCATAGGAGTATCGTTGTCATCCAAACGCTGAATAGTGCGGCGAATAGCGGCATCAGTCAAAGCAGACTCATTGTTGCTTGCGGCAACATAAGCTGTTGTACCGTCACCACCAACGTAAGCGGCAGCATAAGCGGCTGCACCAGCAGTACCACCATTGGCAGAACGGCCCAACTGCACCAAGTCAGTATCAACTTGACGAGCCAAAGCGTAACCAGCATCAGCAGTGTAGAACTGACGCATAGAGTTCAATGCTTGTGCTTCAACGATGTCTTCAATCAAGCGGCTATATTCATAGTGCTTGTTGATGGACACTTGCACTTCAGACTCAGTAGCAGCAATCAAAGTGACTGCGGCTTCAGTGGCTTTAGCAGAAGCAGAACCACGAGTAGGTGCAGGAATGTGAATGGTGTCACCTTTCTTGCCCTTGAAGTTCATCTTCATAACGAGGTTTGCAAGAACCAAGTTTTTCTTGTAAGCCGCTACGATTTCATCTGACCAAATCTCAGGGATGAAATTGGCGGCGGTAGTGGTGGTCACCGAATTGGTGGGGGAAAATGATGTTGCCATGTTGTCTCTCCAATAAAATCAAAAGTTAAGTTATTTGACTCGTCCCTCTGCGTATGCTGTCATGATTTCATCACTCAAAGCATCGTATCGGTTCGGGTCTTGCATCTTCAGCCGAATAAGGTCAGCCCTTCGATAAACTCGTTTTCCAGATTCACCAGTACCACCACTATCTACAGATGCGGCTTTCAGATTAGTCTTACGCTGAGTTTCCCCTGCGTCACTTGTCTGTTTAGCCTTAACACTTTTCAATTGCTTGTAGGTACTGAGCAGTTCGTTAGCACTGTCATAGTCGTATTCACCATCAGCTTTAGCGTACAAACCAAGGCGAATAGGAGAAGATTTCACCCAATTCACAAAGTCTGTATCTTGAACAATCTGACCAAAATCAGGATGCTCACTAGAAAGCTTTTGCTGAATTTGCATCTTTTTGAACTCTAAAGCCGCTTGGCGACCCGCAAGAACATCAGGATGGTTATCAACAGTCTTACGAACAGCCGCCTGTGGATTCTCGAAAAAATCTACTTCTGGCTCGTCCTCTTTAACAGGTTGAGGTTTACCCGCAAGGTTTTGCTTAATGAGTTCATCCGCTAATTTGCGTACTTCCCCCACTTCTTGAGCTTGCTTGCCAATCAGCTTTTCTGCCTCTTGGTGCATCTTGATAATGTCTGACAGTTCTTTACCCCGATATTTATCAGGAATGTCATCATTAGCTTGCTCAATTGTGGAATGAAGTTGTTGCTTTTCAACGACTTCTAACTCACTTTGCGTCTCATCTGGGTTATCAATCAACATTGTTTTTCCTTTTTCCTGCCACTTTTGGGTTCTAGGAGACACAACGGCATAAATGCTTATGTTGTGGTTTTGCGTTCAGCCGCTAACTTTTCACGGTGTTTTCGGTCAAATTTCATTGCCGAACCAGGGAAACTCCCTGACCACCCTTCCAAGTTAATGCTTGGCGCAGAGATTGTGCGATTGGCTAAACCACCGCACTCACACTGAACAGATTGCATCTCATAAACACAATACCGCTCAATCTTGTGTCCGTTTTCACAGACAAAATCATACATTCTTTTCATTCAATTCCTCGTAGGCTCGTTCGCTGACCTCTTTCAAGGTTTTCAGCCAAGTCAAGATGGAAAGTTCACCTTTTTTGAACATTAAGGTCTTTTCATCAGGAATCACGCTTATATTATTCAAGGACTCTATCATATTGTCAATATCTATAGTTAAGTCCTTCCACCCCTCCATAGACATCATGGAAAAGCGTTCTTCATAATACTTTTGTAGTTCTGGGGTCATGCTTCTTCACTTTGTTCTGGAATGACAGGTTCAACCCAATTTTCTCCGTCCCAAGACCAGCCAATACCAATATGGTCGGCAGCAGGAATACAGACAATGCCTTCTGGTGGTTGCCATCTATTCAAGTCACCATCCCACAAACTGACGTTTTCAACAACGCCGTCACGAATCATTGCATATCGAATTACCATGAAATCACCACTACCTTTCCTGCGCCACCTGCGCCACCTGCACCACCAATGGTAGTTCCACCACCACCGCCTCCACCGCCTCCACCTGGAGTGCCGCCGTCACCGCCTTTTGAGCCAGTTCCAGCATTATTGGCTGAACCACCTGCGCCTCCTGCGCCAGCCGCCAAGGATGTACCTGCCGCACCATTGGCTGATGCTGTTCCTGTGTTGATTGCCGCTGATGCCGCACCACCACCTGCATTTTGTACCGCACCGCCTGTTGAGCCGCCTGCGCCACCTAATTGAGAAGTTCCAGGATCGGCTGCGTTAATGCCACCCCCACCCCCACCGCCAGCAGCAGAAAAATAAGATGAGCCGCCTGTTGCAGCGGTATTGGTTGAAGTTGATCCTCCACCTCCTCCGCCTCCACCTAGATATGATGAACCAGTTCCACCGGGAGTTGTTCCCCCTGATGAACCACCTGCGCCTCTGTAATCATCAGATGATGTTGCTAATGATATTGTATTTGTTGCACAAGCACCACCTGATGCACCTGCGCTAGTTGTTGCTGAAGACCCTACCGCAGAACCTCCTGCTCCTCCTCCTCCGCCACCGCCAACAGTTGCAGAAACTCCACCGCCACCACCGCCATAAGCAACCAAAAAGTTACCAAACTGAGAGTTAAACCCTACACCACCAGCAGTACCAACACTAAAATTTCCACCAGTGCCACCCAATCTTGAAGCGGCAACAGTAACGCCAACAGCAGGGGTCAATTCGGAGGTCAGGAATTGCATTTGCATATGCGCTCCACCACCGCCGCCTCCACCACCCGGCCTGACAGTAGCACTAGGTGTTGCTACGTTACCTGTACCACCACCACCAGAACCTCCACCACCATAGCAATCAACAAGTGAATATGTTGCTCCAGTGGGTCGAATCCATGTGCCGTTAGCCGTGAATACTTGAATATCAGTTATAGCAGTAGGGGCAATCAGAATGTTTCCATTGGAATCAATAATTGACCAACCTCTTGTGTCAGTAAACTGCAATGTGCAATTAGGAGCAAGTGCCATTGATGCTACATAGTTGTATAAAGTTGTATTGTCATTCAAGCGAATGGTGACGTTTACAAAGTCTGTATCTTTGTTTGCAACGGTTATTAAATTAACTTTTCTTTGTGTTGACGCTGCTGGTGCAGAAAGAATATCAACAACAGTTGTGCTATTTGTTGTTGAAAGCTGAACTGCTGGCGTTGTCGTTGTTGATGTGAAATCTACATAATCAACAACAATAGGTAATTGATTGGCGGTAACTGCCGCACCAAGCAAGATTTGAAGTTTTCTGGTTGTTGTGTCAAGTATCATTTTTTTACCAACTATAAACCACTACACGACCGCCGCCACCATCACCGCCTCGACCACCTGTGGATGTACCACCACCGCCACCGCCGCCGCCGCCTCCGGGAAAGCCTCCTGCGCCTCCTGCACCACCAGTGCCTGCATTGTTTGCTCCACCACCACCACCACCTGTACCGCAAGCAATAGATGAGCCTGTTGTGCCAGCAGTTCCAACCGCACCCGTAGCAGCTCCACCTGCTCCGCCGCCACCTGCGCTAGTTGCAGAACCACCAGTATTTCCACCAGCACCACCTGCTGTGGCTGAATTAGCAACAGAGACTCCACCGCCACTACCGCCACCACCAGCAGAATAGTATGAACTTCCACCAGTATTTCCTGCAACAAGGCCAGTTATACCGCCTCCACCACCGCCACCGCCTAAATATGATGAGTTTCCTGCAACTGTCGTAGTTCCAGCAACAGTTCCTGAAGCACCAATATTTGTAGCATATAAGGTTGATGTAGCACTCGCTACAAAAGCAGAACCACCTAATGCCGCTGTTGAATCGGTAGTTGATGCTCCCGCAGATGTTGCCCCGCCGCCGCCGCCGCTGCCGCCACCAGTAGTTGAACTTGAAGAACCAGAGCCACCACCACCAGCATATCCATAAAGATATGCACCAAAACTTGAATTTCCTCCAACAGTACCTCTTGCACCAACACCACTTATTCCGCCAGAACCACCAGTTCCACCACTTCCAACAGTGACACTAACTGTTCCAGTTAAATCAGATGTTTGAAAAATAGAACTTAATCTATTCCCACCGCCACCTGCACCTCCAGAAGACCTAATAGTTCCAGCGCCTGTGCCATGACCTCCACCACCAGCACCTCCTCCGCCAACTACCTCTACATAAGTTTGAGATACGCCAGCAGGTTTAGTCCATGTATCGTTAGCGGTGTAAATTCTTACATCTGAATATGCACAACCTTGGGCAGACAGAATCTGACCAGAAGTGTTGATTACAAACCAGCCTCTTGTATCTGTAAATTGAAGTGTCGAACCAACAGCAATAACCATTGATTGAGCAACAGCATATTTGACTGTGTTGTCATTGATTTGAATAGTTATTGTTATTGGCGATGTATCTTTATTGGAAACAGTGATGCCATTAATTTTGTACTGTGTGCTTGCTGATGGAGCAGAAAGAATTGCGACCGCAGTCGTTGAGTTTGTTGTACTCAGTTGAACAGATGGTGTAGTTGCGCTTGAAGTAAAAGCAACATAGTCAACAGTGACAGGAGACTGGTTAGCCGCTACTGCCGAGCTAAGTACGATTTCAAGTGATTGTGTTGTACTGTTTAATATCATTACCAGCCCCAAACTCTAACTTGACCTGCTGCACCTTTGCCACCTGCGCCACCAACTGTAGTTCCTGCGCCTCCTCCTCCACCACCGCCAGAAGGATAACCGCCATCACCACCTACACCACCTGTTGTTGTAGAGGAGGAACCACCACCAGCACCACCGCCACCTGCCCAGCCAGCAACTGCAATACCTTGTGACCCCTGACCACCACCAGCAATACCTCCTGTTGCGCCACCACCAGCAGAAATTGCTCCTAATGCTCCATTAACTCCACCAGCACCACCAGCAGACTGAGCATTTGCGGCAGTTAATCCAGCACCAGTTGCGCCACCACCACCACTAAACCAAGAACCATATGAATTAGAACCACTAGTACCAGTAGTAGATGCGCCGTTTCCGCTTGCTCCACCTAAAAATGATGCAGTACCACCACTTGCACCAACACTATTAGATGAGGCTTGATTTATTGTGCTTAATACAAATGCACTTCCACCCAAGGCACTTGTTGTACTTGTTGTTGATGAACCAACGGAAGTGCCGCCTCCACCACCACCAGCGCCACCACCAGATGCAGTATTACCACCTGCGCCGCCGCCACCAGCATAACCAATTAGATAAGTGCCAAAAGATGAGTTATTTCCTACAGTGCCATTCCCACCTGCGGCAGATGAACCTCCACTTGCAGCAGATGTTTGTGCGCCAACAGTCACAGTAACTGATGATGGCAAATCTTTGGCAAGAAATAACTGACGAGTGCGTTTACCACCTCCGCCGCCGCCGCCGCCTTGACGAATTGAACCAGCAATACCACCTTGACCGCCACCACCTCCGCCGCCGCCAGCAGATACTTCTACAATGAAGAAGCGGCAATTGCCCGGCTTATACCAAGTACCGTTGGCATTGAAATCTTGCACCCAACCACTACGCAATTCAGCAATACCACCTGATGTGCCAACTAATCCCCAACCATTTTGGTCTGTGTATTGAAGTGTTTGACCTCTTGGGACAACAATAGACTTGATAACCTCAAACAGTGTAGATGACTGATTAAATTGAACAGTAACTGAAATACTTGCTGTATCAGCGTTGTAGATTGTGATGTTGTTAACTTTGCGCTGTCTGTTAGACGCTGGCGCAGATAAAACAGTGACAACTGTTGTCGAGTTGGTTGTTGTTGCGTTTAAAGCAGGCGTTGTTGTAGTTGATGAAAACTCAACGTAGTCCACAGTTACAGGGGACTGATTGGTAGCAACTACACCACCAAGTACAACTTCAAGCGTTTGGGTTGACGTAATAATCATAGACGCAGACTCACCAGTTTCAATGCTTGTGCTTGAGTTAAACCGCCACCACCGCCTCCAGCAGCAGCCCATGCCAATCCGCTTGCTTGAGTTGAATCAGCAGTAAGAACGTATGTGTCAGCGCCAACAGGAATGCGGATGTTATCTGTTCCATTAGAAACAATCAAGTCGCCTTTTGTTGTTGTTGGCGATAACGCATCAAATGCGGCAGTTTGACTAGATTGACCTGTTCCACCATTTGCTATAGCAACAGTACCAGTAATAGCACTGCCAGCAATAGAAATAGCTGTATTTGTAACCGATGTAACTTGGCCTTGTGCATTAGTAACAAAGACTGGAACTGACGATGCCGACCCGTATGTGCCAGCCGTACCAATGTTGGCAATATTGAATGTATAGGTTGGTGACTCGCTCAGTCCTGTACCAGCCGTGTATGTGATTGGTGCTGAAAACTGCTGGAAAACAAGCGCCGTTGTGCCAATTGTGATGGGAGGAGCAGTTTGTTGCACCCAAGCAGTGTTTACGTTGGCAGTACCGCTAGTGACCAAGAAAAAGTCGCCCTCATCAATCTGGTTAACGCCTGTTCCAACAGTATTAAAATCTGTAGCACGGGTCAGGATATATGGCGTTCCAGCAGAGCCAACTTGCGTAACGACATAAACGCCGTTGTTTGCTTGTGTAACTTCATTTTTTACAAGTATGCGTTCTGACGTAATAGTAAGCGTTGAGTCCACCGACAGAGCGCCGTTGGCGTTTCCTGTAAGCGTTGCACCAACACCAGATGTGCCATTGTTGTATGTGTTTGCTGGCAAAGCCGCAGTGGTTGCCAAGGATACTGCTTCATGGAAGTGGATGCCAGATGCAATTGCATCAGCATACTGCTTGTTAACAATGTCTGTATTGTTGACTGGTGCAGTGGAAATTGTTCCAGATGTCAACGCAACAGATGTCAAGTTGGTATTTGCGCCACTTGTGGCAAAACCAGTAATTGAACCACCAAGAGTCAAATTACCTGAACCAGTAACAGTTCCACTTAAAGTCAATCCACTAACTGTTCCTGTACCACCTACTGATGTCACTGTGCCTGTGTAGGCATCATTTGATGTGACTGTGAAATTGGGGTATGTGCCTGTAATTGAGGTAGTACCAGCACCAGTCAATGCAACTGTTTGATCTGGTGCGCTATTGCCAATAGTGAAGTTTGGATATGCGCCACTAATTGAAATGCCAGTGCTAGGTGTCAAAACAACTGTTTGATCTGGTGCAGTATTTGTGATGGTTAAAGTGCCAAATGTTGTAATTGGACTACCTGAAACTGATATTCCAGTACCAGCAGTAGCCGCAACACTTGTAACCGTGCCACTACCACCGCCTCCACCACCACCTGCTACCCACGACAGATTAGTACCATCAGTACCTAAAACTTTGCCAGAATTACCTGTTTGGCTAGGCAATACAGTACCTGCACCGCCAGAAGTAACTAACTTGATCTTTTCTTGCAACTCAGGTGCAACTACTTCACCAACATTGATCTCTTGACCTGTGGATAAGGTAATGACCAATGAACCATCAAAGTCAATTTTGGCATCAGAAACGCTTACGCCATCTTGCCCGTCTTGACCATCACGACCATTGATGCCATCACGACCATCTTTACCATCAAGGCCATTCTTACCATCTAAACCACGCTCGCCCTTGTCACCCTTGTCGCCCTTTTCAGGAACAATAGACTTGGCGATCTCAAGTTGGCTTTCAACCTTGCGTTCCATCACTTTGATGGCTTCAACAATCAAGTCAACATTGTCTTGAACAGCCTGTTCTTCTTGTTGGCGCATTGCCACCAAGGTTTGTTCCATCTGATTGATGGCGGCTAATTTCTCATCAAAAGACGAGTCTGTTGCTTCAATGCTTTTGATAAGGTCTTTGATATTAGCCATTTTGCTTTAGACCATCTGTGAGTTTTGTCAGAAAATCTTGCTTAACCTGAGACTGAGCATTGAGTTTATCAGCCATTTGCAACTCAACAATCTTAGAC